ACATAATTGAAGAAATGTCCACTTTTTCTCGTAGAGGTAACTCATGGCAGGCAGAAGAGGGGTGTAATGATGACTTGATTATGTGTCTAGTTATATTTGGCTGGTTATCTAATCAACCTTACTTTAAGGAATTATCAGATTCAAATATTAGAAATCAGATGTATGAAGAACAGCAAAAATTGATGGAACAAGATATGGCGCCTTTTGGATTTGTAGATAATGGGATTGATGAAATCACCGATGAAGACACAATAGACGAATATGGAACAAAGTGGTATCCTGTCGTAAGAAAGGGACAATAATCTCTACTTTTGGGTTATTATAAATATCTACAATGATAAAAAGTTTGACTATGGACGTAAGAAAACTTACGAATTTTGAAATTAACAATAAATTAGCTAATTAAAGAGGAGAATATACCAATGGCATTTCAAGTATCACCTGGTGTTCTCGTACAAGAAAGAGACTTAACTAATATAATCCCAGCAGTATCAACTAGTATTGGTGCAGTTGCGGGTCAATTTGGTAAAGGTCCTGTTGATGAGATTGTTTCAATCTCTAGTGAACAAGAATTAGTAGATACGTTCGGAAAACCTACTTCAACTAACTTTGAGTATTTTTTCACAGCGTCTAACTTCTTGCAATATAGTAATGCTTTGAGAGTAGTACGAGCCCAAACAACGTCATTAGCAAACGCTTCATCAAGCGGATCAAGTACATTGATTAAAAATACTGATGACTACATAAACAATTACTCCACAGGTCAAGGAGTAGTAGGTACATTTGCTGCTAGAACAGCTGGAACACACGGAAATAGTTTACAAGTATCTATTTGCCCAAGTGCGACAGCTTACGAATCAGTATCTACTTCATTAGTTGCTTCAGATTCAACAACAAACGCAGTAGGTAATACTACTATCGCAGTTGATGAAGGAAGTAATTTTAGTGTAGGCGATATTATTCAGTTTTCTACAACAGCAAGTACTGAAGACTTTGATGACGGAGATTTTTATAGAATAACAGCTATTACAAGTGAAACTCTAACAATCGTTCAACACCCTAGAGGTGCTGGTGGATTGAAAAGAGTAATCGCTGACAATAGTAAAATCAAAAGAAGATGGAAGTATTACGAGTCAGTTGACAGAGCTCCTGGAACTTCAGCGTATGTATCTGCTAGATCAGGTTCAGGCGATGAACTCCATATTGTTGTTGTTGACGAAGACGGTGTAATTTCTGGCGAACCAGGAAGAGTATTAGAATCATTTTCTAGTCTTTCTAAAGCGTCAGATGCAAAAACTCCACAAGGAGACGATAACTACTATCCAAACGTAATATACAATAGATCACAATACATCTATTGGATGGATCACTTAACAACTGGTACTAACTGGGGTAACGCAGCAAGTGGAACAACTTTCACTGCTGTAGATACTAACAGTTTAGAATCATTATCTGGTGGTAACAACGGATCAACAGTAACTGACGGACAACTAAAAACAGCATATGAAAAATTCCAAGATGCTGAAACAGTTGACGTTGGTCTAATTATGGCTGGTCCTTCAGGTAGCTCAACTCACATTGACAACTTGATTACAATTGCTGAAGAAAGAAAAGATGCAGTTGTATTTGCTTCACCACAAAGATCAGATGTAGTTAATATCACTAACTCAAATACACAGACGAATAATGTTAAAGGTTTCTTTGACACTGTTAGATCGTCTTCATATGCTGTATTTGATAGTGGATACAAATACCAATACGACAGATACTCTGACGTATATAGATTTGTTCCATTAAATGGTGATATAGCAGGTCTTGCGGCTAGAACAGATACTGTTGCTGATAGTTGGTTCTCACCAGCTGGTTTCAACAGAGGTATCGTTAGAGGCGCAGTTAAGTTGGCATACAACCCAACTAAAGCTCAAAGAGATATACTTTACCCAGCACGTATCAACCCAGTTGCTACGTTCCCAGGTCAAGGTACAATCTTATTTGGCGATAAGACAGGTCTAACTACACCAAGTGCTTTTGATAGAATAAACGTAAGAAGATTGTTTATTGTATTAGAAAAGGCAATTGCTACAGCTTCTAAATTCCAATTGTTTGAATTCAATGATGAATTTACAAGAGCGAACTTTAGAAACATTGTAGAACCTTTCCTAAGAGAAGTACAAGGTAGACGAGGTATCACAGACTTTTTAGTAGTATGTGATGAAACTAACAACACAGGCGAAGTAATTGATAGAAATGAATTTATAGCTGAGATATTCATTAAACCAGCTAGAAGTATCAACTTTATCACATTATCTTTCGTTGCAACTAGAACCGGCGTTTCGTTTGACGAAGTAGCAGGTTAGTAGAGGAGAAATAAAATGGCAAACATTAACGACTTCAAAGCTAAACTTGCTGGCGGTGGCGCTAGAGCCAATCAGTTTAAGGTAACAATGCCTTTTCCTGGTTACGCAAGTGTTGGTGGCGAAATAGAAGATATGGCTTTCTTATGTAAAGCTACTTCATTACCAGCTATGAATATTGGAAACATAGATGTTAAATTTAGAGGTAGAGATATTAAGATTGCTGGAGATAGAACAATAGATGCGTGGACTGTAACCTGTTACAATGATACAAATTTCAGACTGAAGAATGCGTTTGAAAGATGGCAGAACGGTATTAACAATATGACTGACAACGAAGGTTTAACTAACCCAGTTGACTATCAAGTTGATGCTTTCATAGATCATTTAGACAGAAATGGTAATACGATTAAATCTTACACGTTGAGAGGAGCATTCCCGACAGCTGTAGGTGGTATACCACTAGACTACGAAACTACTGATGCGATTGAAACGTTTGAGGTGACTTTTAGTTACCAATACTTTGAATCAAATACTACAACTTAATTTTTAAACTAGAGGGGCTTCGGCCCCTCTTTTAAAACTAGTATAAGTAGTATTAGTATAGGAGATAAATTATGGCAGAACTATTCGGGTTTAGTATTACAAAACTCAAAAAGCAAGCAGATCCAAAACAAAGTTTTACAACCAATCAGGCTGAAGACGGTACTCAAACTGTTTCGGCAGGGGGTCACTTTGGGTCTTACTTGGATATGGAGGGTAGTGCGAAGACAGAGCAAGACCTTATCCGTAGATATAGAGAAATAGCAATGCACCCAGAGTGTGATATGGCGATAGAAGATATTGTCAATGAGGGTATTGTTGCGAATGAATTGAAAGATGCAGTAAGAGTTATCTTTAATAACTTACCATACGGCAGAGATATACAAAGAAAAATAGAAGACGAATTCCAGGAAGTTTTAAGATTAATGAACTTCAATACAAAAGGCCATGACATATTCAGAAGATGGTATGTGGATGGTAGAATATTCTATCAAAAGATTATTGATAGAGACAACCCTAAAAAGGGTATAACAGAATTAAAATATATTGATCCTAGAAAGATTAAAAAGATAAGAGAAGTTAGAAAGAAAAGACCTGATGTACCTAGTCCATCAGCTTTAAATAGTCTAGCTGTTGTAGATGAGTATGTTGAATACTTTTTATTTAATGAAAGAGGGTTATCTGGTACAACTGGACAATCAGGTGTTAAGATAGCGCCAGATACAATCGCATTTTGTCCGTCAGGTATCATAGATCAAAACAAAAACATGGTCTTATCATACTTACACAAAGCGATTAAACCCACTAATCAATTAAGAATGATTGAGGACGCAGTGGTGATTTATAGAATTGCTAGAGCGCCTGAAAGAAGAATATTTAAAATTGACGTAGGTAACTTACCAAAAGCGAAAGCTGAACAATACCTAAGAGACGTTATGGCAAGATATAGAAACAAACTTGTATATGACGCTGGTACTGGTGAGATAAGAGACGATAGAAACTATATGTCAATGCTAGAAGACTTTTGGTTACCAAGTAGAGAAGGTGGTAGAGGAACAGATATTACTACTTTACCAGGTGGTCAAAACCTAGGCGAAATGACAGATGTAGAATACTTTAGAGCAAAACTATATCGTTCTCTAAATGTTCCTGTTAGTAGATTAGAAAGCTCACAAGGTTTTAATATGGGTAGAGCGAGTGAGATTACTAGAGATGAACTTAAATTTACAAAGTTTGTACAAAGACTGAGAAAGAAATTTACAGAATTGTTTAATGACATTATGAGAACACAGTTGGTGTTAAAAGGTGTCATAGCTGAACAAGACTGGCACATAGTTAAAGACTGTATAATGTATGATTTCATACAGGATGGACACTTTGCTGAACTAAAAAACGCTGAACTTCAAAGAGAAAGATTAGCATTAGCAAATGAAATGAGAGACTATGTTGGTAAGTTTTATTCTGTACAATATATAAGAAAAAATGTTTTAAAACAAAACGATAGAGAAATGGAAGAAATGGATAAACAAATTAAAAAAGAAATTGATGATGGTATTATTCAAAACCCCATGGCTCAAGTAACTGAGGAGAAAAAATAATGAGTGAAGAAACTAAAAATTTTATTGACAAACTTGCGGTAGGCGATAACGCTGGTGCTGGTGAAGCATTTAAAGATGCTTTAAGAGTTAAGGTTGGTCAAACTTTAGATAATCATAGAAAAGATATGGCTGGTAATTTATTTAATAAAATAGATAACCCTATACCTGAAGCAGAGGCACATAGTGACCCTAAACCTGAAATAGCTGATCCAGGAACTTTTGATAAAGAAGGTCGTATAGTTGATACTACTGAAAATGATGGAAAAGCTGAATTAGAAATAGACGGTACAGCAGATACCATGGTAGGAGTAGATGTAAATGCAGGTCAGCCAAATAGTTAAACAGAATCTTTTAATAGATTCTAATACTTACAATAGTCTTTCGCCGAACATGAAAGACGCAGTTAAAGATGTTTTTTCGTTTTATGAACAAGCGAAAGGTAACATTGTAGAAAGATTTGAAAGCGCAATTAAAGAAGTTGCTGCTCTACATAATTTAGAAGTTAAACAAATAGAAGATTACTTTGATAAAGAAGTAATTGAAAAATTAGGAGAGGACAAATAATGTCAACAGTAATAGCAAAAGGTAATGTGGTAAACAATCCATCACTTAATGATATTGATCGTGCTCATTTTGTTAGATGTACAGCAACTGGTGCTACACAAACTATTGAAATAAGAAGTTTAGATAGTACAGTATTAGGTCAAGTATATTTACATACAGCAGGCGACACAGTAATTATTGAAAAAGCACCAGATGATAAAATTACAATGGCGAATGGTCACGCATCAGCTGTAGGTTCACCAAGAAGTTAATTATGATTACGGCTACCAAGCTAACGGATAATAGTTTTAACATTATAGTTAAAGCGAATGGAGTTGGAAGTGAAGACGAACAGACTTTGGTAGATGTTGTAAATTCAAATAATGCGACTTCGGAACCAAAAGTTTCAATCGCAGATATACATTATGAAATATTAGGCACTGGTAAGTGTACAATATTTTTTAAAAACGATATAGAAAAAAAGGTAGAGATTACGGGTAGAGGAAACTACGGATTGAAACCAAGTGAAGATAGAATTAAAGATGCAATAGGTGATATTTTACTAACAAGCGACTCTGATGTTACAAGTTATAATGTAGTAATAGAGGCGCAAAAAGAATCAGGATATACAAGTTAATGGCTGACACAGTAACAACACAAACAATAGCAGATACTTCAGGTGTCAAATTTGTAGCAAAACTTACAAATTTTTCCGATGGTACTGGCGAGACTTTAGTTAAAAAAATAGATGCATCTGAACTTACTTTTATGAGTGAAGATGGTAATAGAACTATTGCAAGAGTATATTACTCTATCAATACATCAGATAGTAAATCAGGCGTAGAGTTGATATGGGATGGTACAACAAATGCGACTGCTTTATTGTTATCTGGTAATGGTTTTATGGACTTTAGAACAGATGGTAATAGTATTCCAAACAATGCTGGAACTCCTACTGGCGATGTTTTACTATCTACTAAAAACTTTGCTAGTGGCGATAATTATACAATAATTATAGAGTTTAGATAAAAAATTGTATAAATATATAACGTAAAGAGAGAGAATTTATGAAACTAATTTCCGAAGAAATAAACAACGCCGAATATATCGTTGAAGAAAAAGACAACGGTAAAAAAGATTACAAAATCAGAGGTATTTTTTTACAGAGTGATATAAAAAATAGAAATGGAAGAGTTTACCCTAAAGAGGTGTTAAACAAAGAAGTAAAAAGATATAACCAAGAATTTATCAATAAAAAAAGAGCATTTGGAGAGTTAGGGCATCCTGACGGACCAACTGTTAACCTAGAAAGAGTATCGCATATGATTACGAAACTCTATCCAGAAGATAGAAATTTTATTGGTGAAGCAAAAATAATGAATACACCTTATGGTAAGATTGTAAAAGGTCTTATTGACGAAGGCGCTCAACTTGGAGTGTCTAGTAGAGGTATGGGTTCATTAGTACAGCGTGGTGGTTTCAACTATGTAAAAGATGACTTTTATTTAGCAACTGCTGCCGACATTGTCGCTGATCCGTCAGCCCCTGACGCTTTCGTAGAAGGTATCATGGAAGGTAAAGAATGGGTTTGGGATAATGGTGTCTTAATAGAAAAAGATATTGAGGCGTGGAAAATGGAAATTTATAAGGCGAGAAAAAGAAGTTTAGAAGAAAAAAAAGTAAATATCTTTAAAAGCTTCCTTGAAAAGCTATAATCTTATAAATATCCTATAACAAACAAAAAATAAACGTTTATTTTTATAAGGGAGATTTCAATGGCCGAAACAGATAAGAAAATTGAGGCAATGGAACAGGAAGTTAGCGAAGCGAGTGTAAACCCGCAAGCTGATGCACCGAAGAAAGGCGCTGTAGCGGCTGAACCTACGCATTTAAAAAATGATGCGGAAGATTTAGGTGCGGCTGTTGTTAAACCAACAGACAGCAATCCAGATGCTTCAAAATCTACAAAACCTGTTACTGGTGATGCTCAACAAAAAAGTCAAGGTGCTGCTGATGCAATGCCAAAACTAAAAGAGGGCTCTAAAGAAACAGAAAAAACTCCTGACGATAAAGAAGAAAAATCCGAAATGATGCACGACAACGACAAGAAAAAGGAACCAATGAAAGCTGGTTACAAAGAAGAAGTTGATGCGCTAGTTGGAGATGCTGACTTATCTGAAGAGTTTAAACAGAAAGCTGCGACAATTTTTGAAACTGCGATTAAAGCAAAAGTAAAAGAAGAATCTCAAAGATTACAAGGCGAGTACGAAACTAAATTAAAAGAAGATACTGAAACTCAAAAAGCTGAGCTTGTTGAAAAAGTAGACTCATACCTAAACTACGTTGTTGAGGAATGGATGCAAGAAAACAAGATCGCTATTGAAAGAGGTATTAAAGGCGAAATTGCTGAGGACTTTATTGGTGGACTTAAAAAGTTATTTGAAGACCACTATATTGATGTCCCAGATGAAAAATATAATGTGCTTGAAGATCAAGCTTCTAAAATTGAAGACCTTGAGAAGAAACTTAACGAAGAAATTGAAAAGAATGTTGAACTTAACAAATCAAATGGTGAGTTAAAAAGAGAAGACATAGCGAAAGCTGTATCTTCTGATTTAACTGACGTTGAAAAAGAAAAGTTTAACAAACTTGCAGAAGAAGTTGAGTATTCAAACGAGGAAGACTTCACTACTAAAGTTAAGACAATTAAAGAGTCTTACTTTGGTAAAAAAGAAGCTAAATCTAATGATATAGATGATGTGGCGGTAAGCGATGGATCTACAGTAGAACCTGCAGATTTAACAAACAGCATGGCTGCTTATAGCGCCGCTATAAGTAAAACAAAAGACATTAAGTTGTCAAAATAATAATATAGAGGGAGAAAAATACAATGTATTTATCTGAAACTTACGAAAAGAAATGGCAGCCAGTCCTAGAGCACCCTGATTTACCAAAAATCGGAGACTCTTACAGACGTGCCGTTACAGCTACTATCTTGGAAAACCAAGAAAGAGCACAAAAAGAAGACAATGCTTTCTTAAACGAAGCAGCGCCTACTAACAATACTGGTGGAACTTCAAATTGGGATCCAATTTTAATTTCACTTGTTAGAAGAGCAATGCCTAATTTGATTGCTTATGACATTGCGGGTGTACAACCTATGACTGGTCCAACTGGACTGATCTTCGCAATGAGAAGTAGATATACTAACGCTACAGGAAACGAAGCGCTATTTGATGAAGCTGATTCTGATTTCTCAGCAAGAAACGCTGCTGGTGATTCAACTTCAGGTCAAACTGCAGGTGGTCACGCTGGAACTAACCCAGCTATCTTAAACGATAGTCCGGCTGGTTCATTCACTAAAGGTGAAGCAATGACAACAGGTACTGCTGAAGCATTAGGAGATTCTTCAAACAACGCATTTGCTGAAATGGCTTTCTCAATTGAGAAAACTACAGTAACTGCTAGATCAAGAGCTCTTAAAGCAGAATACACTATGGAACTTGCTCAAGACTTAAAAGCAATCCACGGTTTAGATGCTGAGACTGAATTAGCAAACATTTTATCTGCTGAGATCCTTGCGGAAATCAACAGAGAAGTTGTTAGATCAGTTTACATCAATGCTGAAAAAGGTGCATCTGCTAATACAGGTACAGTAAACACTACTACAGAGGGTATCTTTGATTTAGATACAGACTCAAACGGAAGATGGTCAGTTGAGAGATTCAAAGGTCTTATGTTCCAAGTAGAAAGAGAAGCTAACGTTATCGCACAGAGAACAAGAAGAGGAAAAGGTAACATGATTATCTGTTCTTCAGATGTTGCCTCTGCGTTACAAATGGCTGGTGTACTTGACTATGCTCCTGCATTAAACAATAACCTAAACGTTGACGACACAGGTAATACTTTTGCTGGTGTATTAAACGGTAGATTCAAAGTGTACATTGATCCGTACAGTGCGAACAACACAGCTAAACACTACTTCGTAGTAGGTTACAAAGGTACTTCACCTTACGATGCTGGTATGTTCTATTGTCCGTATGTACCTCTACAAATGGTTAGAGCAGTTGGACAAGATACGTTCCAACCAAAAATCGGTTTCAAAACGAGATATGGCTTAATTGCTAACCCGTTTGCTGAAACTGGTGCGGCTTCAGGTGCAGTTTCTGCAGTTGAAAATGCTGGTTCTGCTAACTCTAACAGATACTACAGACGTGTTCAAGTAACGAACATTATGTAATATTTGGGTTATACCAATATCAAAAAAGGCGATCTTTATGGTCGCCTTTTTTATTTCTACTAAATACTAATATGAAAGACGTGCTAAAAAAATATCTTTGGATTTTCTCAATCGCTGCTGGTATACTAACAGTGTCACTATTACTATTTCCTAATAAGAAAAATCAATTAGAGTTTATAGAAGAAGAAATAAAAAAAGTACAAACACATCAAAAAATACTTACTGAAAAGGAAAAAGAGTTAGAAAAACTTGCCACTGAAAAGGACTGGGAAGAGGTGGATAAGGACACGACTAAATAGTATTATGACTGTTACAAACTCACTATTAAGACAACCTACAAAACTAGATTACGCTAGTCCTACACAGTTTAAATTTAGTATTCTTAAATTACCTAAAGTAGAATATTTTTGTACTTCAGTAAATGTACCAGGTATTAGTCTAGGTGACGCAGTACAAGCGACATCACTAAAGAACATACCTATTCCTGGCGACAAGCTAACTTACGAGCCATTACAAATGACTTTTTTAGTTGATGAGAATTTAGAGAACTTCCAAGAGATACATGGTTGGTTAGTAGGATTAGGATTTCCTAGAGACCACGTTGAATTTAGAAATTTACTTACTTCAGGTAATGATAGATTTCCTACTAGAAATGCATCAAACATATCCACAGAAGCTGGTAAAACAAAATTTGCTGCAACAGATGCAGGACCAACACTATCTGACGCAACACTTACTGTATTGTCTAGTAAAAACAACGCACAAGTAGAAGTAAGATTTAGAGATTTATATCCTACTGGTCTTACTGGTTTACAATATAATCAACAGGCCGCTGATGTAGATTATCTAACAGCGACAGTATCATTTAGTTATACAATATATGATTTTGCGAATGTAGGGTCATCAACAACGCAAGTAACCACATCATAGACTTTACAAAATAAAGTTTTTGTGGTATACTATATATTATGGAGTTATTATGGATTTAGAACAATTACAAGATTTGGCTGATAAGAAACTAAAAATTAACGATACAGAGTTAGATTTAGAATCATTAAAGACACCTCAATTACACAACGAATTTTTAAAACACTTAACAAAGTTTAAACTACTGTTAAGTAAAGCACAAATAGAATATTACACACAAAGAAAACAAAAGTGGGAATACTATACTGGTAAAGCACCAGCAGAAGTATATGCTCTTAAACCTTTTAATTTAAAAATATTAAAAACAGATGTTGACAAGTATCTGGATTCAGATCCTGAACTAGCCAAGTATAAACAAAAAGTAGATTATATACAAACAGTCGTAGATTTTTTAGATAGAACAATCAAACAAATATCAAATCGTGGTTTTCAAATTAAAAACGCTATTGACTGGAGGAAATTTACTAGTGGCGCTATCTAAAAATGACAACCACCCGATACCTAATCATAGATAAAATAAACGAAGTACATCTTAAAATAGAAGCTGAGGCTGATATTCGTAGAGAACTTGGTGAGTATTTTACATTTGAAGTACCAGGCTATAAGTTTATGCCTCAATATCGTAATAGAGTTTGGGATGGTAAGATTAGATTATTCTCATATGCGACTGGTAAAATATATGCTGGTCTTTATCCTTACATAAAAAATTGGTGTAAAGAAAATGATATACACGTTGTAGATGGTACAAAGATACAAGAAACAAATGTTGATGAAACAAAACTAGATAATCTAATCAAAGCACTTAAATTACCACATGAAGTTAGAGATTATCAAAGAGAAGCTTTTAGATATTCTGTTGAAAAAAATAGATGTTTACTTGTATCACCCACAGCTAGTGGTAAATCTCTTATAATCTATCTCATGTTAATATTTAATTTATTACGACTAAAAGATACTAAACAAGACAAAATCCTTATTATAGTGCCCACTACATCGCTTGTAGAGCAGTTATTTAAAGACTTTAAAGATTATGGTTATAATAGTGAAAGAAACGTACATAGAATATATCAAGGCCATGAAAAAGAAACAAGTAAAAGAGTTATAATATCTACTTGGCAATCTGTCTATAATTTACCAAAGAAATGGTTTAGTGATTTTGGTATGATAATAGGTGATGAAGCTCACTTATTTAAATCTGTGTCGCTCACAAAATTGATGACAAAATTAGAAAAGACAAAATATAGAGTTGGTTTGACAGGAACACTTGATGGTAGTAAAACACACAAACTTGTATTAGAGGGTTTGTTTGGTGCTGTTAATAAAGTGGTATCTACAAGTGAACTAATAGAAAGAGAACAATTAGCCGAACTAAAAATTATGTGTCTAATATTACAGCACGATAAAATAGCTAGACACTTCTTAAAAGATAAGACATACCAAGAAGAAATGGATTATTTGGTGTCTAATGAAAAGAGAAATAAATATATAAGAAACTTGGCGACTTCGCTAAATGGGAATACACTATGTTTATTTCAATATGTAGAAAAACACGGAAAGCATTTATATGAAACTATACGAGACAGAGCAACAGACAAACAAGTCTTCTATGTCTTTGGAGGAGTTGATGCTGAACAACGAGAAAAAATTAGAGAAATCACAGAAAAATCTGACAACGCTATTATCGTGGCGAGTTATGGGACTTTCTCTACGGGCATTAATATACGGAACTTGCATAACATTATTTTCGCTAGTCCTTCTAAATCTAGGATAAGAAACTTACAATCTATTGGTAGAGGATTAAGATTAAAAGATAATAACAGCGCAGCAACTTTATATGATATAGCAGATGATATATCTTATAATGGAAAAGAGAATTATACGTTACAACACTTTAAAGAAAGAATAAATATATACAATGGCGAAGATTTTAATTACGAAATCCATAACGTGGAGTTAATCAATGGTAGCAAAAACACAACCAAATCCGATTAAGATTATCAAGTTAATCAATGGTGATGATATTGTATGTACATTACCTGCGCAACAACTAGGTGATAAGTCGCCTTTATTAAGACTTTCAAAACCACTACAAGTTAAATATATTCCACAGTTTACAGCTCAGGGATTAAAAGATTATGTAGCTCTTATCAAATGGAGCCCCTATACAAAAGACTTTATCTTAACTATTCCAAAAGATAAGATTATGACTATTGTAAATGCAAATACTGATATGACTAAAAGCTATAACCATATGATGACAAACTATGATAAATCAGAACCTTTGGCGCAAAAAGAGAAACCTGCGTCATTTAAAAGAGAAAGATTGAGTGATGAAGATAATGATAGAGTTAATGAAATATTTGATGAGTTTGAAGATGATGAGTTTATTCCTAAAAAGACTCTACACTAATAGACTCTATTCCTCTGATCGCTCAACAAGCTCATTGTAACACAAAGTTATGAAAAAGTCAACGCTGATTTTGAGCTTAAAACATTGACAAAAAAGAGGATACCTAGTATATTATAATTATGGCAGCAAAAAAAGAACATTACGTTAATAACAAAGAGTTTTTAGAGGCTATGAAAGCCTACAAAAAAAGTGTAAACAAAGCAAAAAGAGAAAAGAAAGATAAACCACCAGTAACTAATTATATTGGTAGTTGTTTTTTAAAGATAGCAAATCATTTATCATATAGACCTAACTTTATAAATTATACATTTAGAGACGATATGGTTAGTGATGGTATCGAAAACTGTCTACAATACCTAGATAATTTTGATCCTGCTAAATCAAGTAATCCTTTCGCTTACTTTACACAAATTATATATTACGCATTTATAAGAAGAATACAAAAAGAAAAGAAACAAACTACTATAAAACATAAACTTATTATGGATAGTAATTATGATGATGTAGCTTTACAGCCAGGTGATGACGCAGAATTTAAAAATCAATTTAGAGAATTCTTACAAAAGAATTTAAAGATGGACGATACTCAACCTAAAAAAGTAGAAAAAAAGAAAAAGAAAACTAGAGTAAAAAAATCTACATCTAAATTATTTCACTAAAATATGAAAATAGCTTTGTTAAATGATACGCACTTTGGTGCGAGAAACGATAGTCCAGCATTTTTGGATTATTTTATGCGATTCTATAATGAGATATTTTTTCCATATCTAAAAGAGAATAACATAACAACCCTTGTACACTTAGGTGATGTAGTAGATAGAAGAAAATTTATCAACTTTAAAACAGCACATACATTTAGAGAAGACTTTATGCATAGATTGTATAAAGAAGGTATTGATACACATATTATATTAGGTAACCATGACACCTATTATAAAAACACAAACGAAGTAAATGCGATTAAAGAATTATGTACAACATTTGATGGTATAAAAGAGCCTTGGATATATGATAAGGCAGTAACAAAAAATTTTGGCGGCACCGATATTTGTTTAATACCATGGATATGTGATGACAATTATGAACACTCTATTAATGAAATAGAAAATAGTAATGCACAAATAGCTTTAGGTCATTTGGAAATAAAAGGTTTTGAAATGAACGCAGGTCATGTTAATATGCAAGGATTAGATAAGTCTATGTTTCGTAGATTTGAAAAAGTTATATCTGGTCACTTTCATAAAAAATCTGATGATGGTCAAGTTTACTATCTTGGTTCTCAATATGAAATTACTTGGTCAGACTATAAGTGTCCTAAAGGTTTTCATATACTAGATACAGAAACAAGAGAGATAACTAGAGTACCTAATCCAATTAGAATACATAAGAAGTTAATATACAATGATAAAGATAATGACTATGTAAATATGGACTTATCACATTTTAAAGACACCTTTGTAAAAGTTTTTGTAACAAATAAAACTAATGAAGAAATGTTTAATAATTTAATTGATAGATTACACAATACCATAGATACACATGAAGTTAATATAATAGAAGATTTAAATACAGATATTACAGCATCTGTAAAAGATAACGTACTAGAACAAGGGGAAGATACACTTACTTTTTTAGGCAACTATGTAGAACAAATAGATAGTGATTTAGACAAGAACAAGCTTAAAGAAGTTATGAAAGATTTATATACTGAAGCAAGTGAAAGATGATATTATTTAAAAAGATTAGATGGAAGAACTTTCTATCTACTGGAAACAACTTTGTTGAAATAGAACTAAACAAGTCACAGATGACGTTGATGATCGGCGCTAATGGCTCTGGTAAATCAACTATGTTAGACGCATTGACCTTTGCGTTATTTAATAGACCTTTTAGACTAATCAAAAAAGAACAGATAGTAAACACTATAAACAATGGCGACACCAGAGTAGAGTTAGAGTTTCAAATAGGAACAAAAAACTTTAAAGTTATAAGAGCTATCAAACCTACGATATTTGAAATTTATTGTGATGGTGTATTACAAAACCAAGATGCCTCTAGTGTAGATTATCAAAAGGTATTAGAAGATCAGATATTAAGATTAAATTATAGAGCATTTAAACAGATCGCTGTTCTAGGCTCATCATCTTATCAACCATTTATGCAGATGAGACCAAGACATAGACGAGAGGTGGTTGAAGAAATATTAGACATAAGAGTATTGACACATATGGATATACTTACAAGAAATCAACAAACTGATTTAGGTAAACAAATTGTAGAAGCTAGACACCAATGTGATTTAATAGAATCAAAACACGAATTACAAACAAAACATTATAACGATTTAAAAAATAGAAGTACAGGCGATATTGATATTAAGAAACAAAAACTACAAGAAAATAAAGACGCCACTGAATCATATTTAAGAAAAGTAGAGAGATTAGAAGAAGAATATAAACAATTAGAATCTAGCACATCTGAAAGACCTCAATATGAAACAAAATTAAAACAATTAGAAAAACTAGAAACAAAAATAGAACAAAATTTAGAGACACACAAAAAAAGTTTAGACTTTTTTGAACAGAATGATAACTGTCCTGTATGTACTCAAAAGATAGAAGAACAATTTAGAGACGAAAAGATAGAAAAAGAAAGAGCCAAAGTGGTCACACTAAATCAAGGTATGAAAGATTTGGTCTCTGAATTATCAAAAGTAGAAAACAAAATTATAGAATTCAATGGTATATCAGATAAGATATATGAAAACAAAATACAAATGTCAAAAGTAGAATCTTCACTAAAAGAACTAAAAAGATTTACGGACACCTTACATAATGAGATATTATTGTTAGAAGGTAAAGATGAAGACGATAAAGATATTGTTATGAATTTGGTAAGACTAAAAGATCAATTAGAAGAAACCAAAGTAGAACTAGATAAGATAACAGAAGAAAAGAAATACCTAGATGTAGTTAGAGAGATACTATCAGATAGAGGTGCGAAAGCTAAGATCATTAAAAAGTATCTACCTATTATGAATAGTTTAATTAATCAATATCTACAATCTATGGACTTCTTTGTATCTTTCCATTTAGATGAAGAATTTAAAGAGACTGTAAAGAGCAGACACAGAGATACCTTTGATTACAATAATTTTAGTGAAGGTGAGAAGATGAGAATAGACTTGGCTCTTGTATTTACTTGGCGTGCAATCGCAAAGATGAAAAACAGCGCCAACACAAACCTGATGGTACTTGATGAAATATTTGATAGTAGTTTAGATGGTCAAGGTACAGATGACTTCTTTAAAATTGTAAACAAAATGGGTAAAGAAAATATCTTTATTATATCACATAAGGGCGATATACTATTTGATAAGTTTACGAATATAATCAAGTTTGAAAAAGAACATAACTTTACGAAATTACAAAATGTTTAAATATTACGGCGATATATTGTTTGTTTATTCTCTACCAGATCACCTAGAGATAAAAGATAAAATTTTAAGTAATCTAACACAAGGTGGTCCTGTACACGACAGTGTCACAAAAGTAGGTATTAGTAAAACAGATTATCATATACCTTACAAAGAAAAATCACAATATTTTAAAATTTTAGAAAATAGTTTACAAAAACATCTACACCCACTACTAGCAAAAAAATTTGAGTGTGTTGAGTTTTCTATACAAAAGTCCTGGTATCAACAATATACAAATAACAATGGACACAATTGGCACTATCACGGTGAATGTAATATGATAGGTGTTTACTTTTTAGAATTGCCTGATACTAAATTTAAGACACAATTTAGAGATATGATTAGAGACAAACACATAGAATACGAAGCGAAAGAGGGTGACATAGTTTTTACAAACTCTTTGACACTGCATCAATCACCAATACTAGAATCTGATAAGAGAAAGACAGTGATTAGTTTAAACTATAATATGACAGAGGTAGATACACACCCAGTTGAGGTAATAAGTGGATAAGGTAGAATTTATAAAAGGTTATAATTTAGAGATACCTACTTGGGCTGAGATTATAGATAACTTAAATGTATCTAATGACAATGGTGAGTTTGTAAAAAATACAACACCAGGTTTCTTTGTTGCTCATAACGCAGAGAGAATAGAGAAAGTTAGATTAGTTGCGAAAGAACTAGGTTGTATGTTTGCTCATAGTTATATAAATTTTTTAAAATCTAGTAGAACATTTGGCGATCACAATGATACAATGACTGTTAGATTTTGGCAGGGCGAAGGTATGACCAAATGGCTTGTAAATGGTAATGAAGAATACATACTAAACCCAGGTGATTTAATTATCATACCTAAAGGTGTTTATCATAATGTAAAACCACTAACACCAAGATTTGGTATATCTATGTCAGATGAGGGTGTAGTATAATGAGAGTTATAGATAATTATTTACCTAGTGAAGTCGCAGATAAGATAGAGGCCAACTTAATCAATGATTGGTTTCCTTGGTTTTATACAAGTCAGGTTGTCAAACCTTACAATGTATCTTGTTTCACCCACATACTATTAGATGAAAGAAATAAAAAGTCTGATTATGCTGATGAGATATTACTACCAATTGTCAGCAACATAAATGGTAAAAAAATGTTAAGGGCCAAAGCGAATTGTTATACAAAGACAGAAAACTATATACACTACCCTTATCATTTAGACAGGGAAGATGATGATTTTAAAGTTGCCATATATTATGTAAATACAAATAATGGTTATACAGAGATTAAAGATAAAGGTAAAGTAGAGAGTGTGAAAAATAGATTACTTTTAATGAATGGTGATGAAGAACATAGATGTACAAATCAAACAGATAAAGAGTTAAGGGTAAATATAAACATAAATTATAAGTGAGGATATATGAAAGATTTAAAATTAATACCACCAAGTGATCCTAGAGTACAATCAGCTATCGCACCATTTAGTGATGATATGTTAAAAGAACATAATTTTAAAGATAGAAAAGAACTAACAGATTCCATGTTTGCGACAATGAAGAAATATGGTGGTATAGGTTTAACTTGTAATCAAGTTGGGTTACCATACAATATGTTTGTACTTGGCGATCATATAGGTTTGGAGAATGGTCTAAAGATGGCTTGTTTTAATCCTATGATTATATCAACAGGTGTAGAAGAAGTTGCAATGAAAGAAGGTTGTTTAACTTTTCCATTTGTATTTTTAACTATTACAAGACCTAGAAAATGTGTGGTAAAATATGAAGATGAAAATGGCGATCTAAAAGAAGGTAGTTTAGATGGTATGTTTAGTAGAATATTCCAACACGAATACGACCACGTTATGGGTAAAAACTTTACAGAATACGCTTCTAAATTAAAACTAGATAGAGCTTATAAGAAAGCTGAAAAAGAAATGGATAGGGCTCAAAAATTACGTGCCAAGACTCAAAGTAAATAATAGTATTTTTTATAGAGAGTTTAATATCTCTAAAGAAGAAATAGGTTATCCTGATGGTTGGCATGGTGGTAATTGGAAACAAGAAGACTTTATAAAAGATATAGAACAAGATTTAATAGATAACCCAGCGCCAGATCATATACCACCTTATCAAACACACGCACAATTATACGATAGAATGAAAGGTCGTAAACATTGGGACGACTTATATCTTAAAATAAAACACTCACTATTAAGATATTATACAAAAGAATTTACACTATGGAAAAGTTGGGCAAATGTTGCGAAAGAAAATAATAGATTTGGTAATCATACACACCCTTGTGATTTAACAGTGGTGTATTATTTAAAATGTGACTTACCAGAATATGGCACTTACATAGTTGATGAAGATATTATGATACCAGCAGTTAATGATTCTCTCCTAATATTTAAACCTGACATAGAACATAGACTTACTAATATGCCCTTTGAACTCGCTGTACACCCTCAAAATCATAGATATTCCATAGTATTTGACTTCAACATTGACAAATCAAAAACAACCTGATATATTTACACCATGAAGAATTTAAAAGAGAATTTTTTAGAAAACGATACTAATTGTAAGGTACAATCATTATATGGTATGCCTGTAATGATATTTGAGAATGCGTTTAAAACAAAACCAGCAGAATTAGAATTAATAAAAAATTTAGAATTTGAAGGCGAAGATGAAAACAATGTGGTTAAGACATCTAAAAACAAACATTTATTAAATGAGAAAATAGAACTTGCAGTTGTTAGAGATCAGATAAATCACTATGCCTGTAAATTTATTGATGAGATTATTAGTGTAGATAATGATTTTGAAATGGTACATAGTTGGGTATCAAAAACTAGACCTGGCGAAGACCATCATCAACACTTTCACCCTGGCGCTATTTTTAGTCTAGTGTATTATGTAGAGTGTGAGAAATCAGAGTTTTATTTTAACCCAAAACAAAACTTTCTAACAAAGGGTTTTAACTTTGATTATAATATAAAAAACTATAATATATTTAATTCACTTGAGGTGACTTATGGACCAACGACAGGTGACATATTAATATTTCCTGGTTGGGTATTACATAGAGCAAAAAACTTAGGTAATAGTGATAAGTATATAATAGGTGCGAACTACTTTATTAGAGGCGATGTGGGTAGTTATGATAAACTTACAATAGTTAAAGATATATGACATATAAACCATACTTTATGAAAGACGTAATAGATAACTCTAATAAAGAGTTGTTTAATGTTATATCTACCTTTGCTGGTGGTGGTGGGTCTTCCACTGGTTACAGACTAGCAGGTGGTAAGATATTATGTGTAAATGAATTTGTAGAAGCAGCGATTGAAACATACAAAGAAAACTATCCTAATACACCTGTTTTACCAGATGACATAAAGAAACTTACTGGCGAAGACTTTTTAAAGATTGCTGGTATTAAGAAAGGTGAGTTAGATATATTAGATGGCTCACCACCATGTTCTGCGTTTAGTATCGCAGGTAAAAGAGAAAAAGGTTGGGATCAAACCAAGACATATTCAGACGGAAAACAAGTAGAAAATATAGAAGATTTGTTTTTTGAGTTTACTAGAATTACAGCAGACATTATGCCAAAGGTTGTTATTGGTGAGAATGTTGCTGGTATAACTATGGGTGAAGCCATAGAATATAGAAATAGAATTATAAATGAATTTGATAAGATGGGTTACGAAACTGTATATAAAGTATTGAGTGCCGCTGATTTTGAAACACCACAAGATAGAAAAAGATGTTTCTTTGTAGCGATAAGACACGACATTATGGAAAAAGCAGGTCTTAACTTTATGACTTTAGAAAATGAGATATATCCAAAGCCAGTTACACCTAAACACATAGGAGTAAAAGAAGCAATAGAAGATGTGGTTAATGACCCAGAACAAGAAAAAGAGTTATTTGATTATGTACAAAATGGCTTTCAAAAGAAGTGGATAGAACTATTAGAATTTAATCCAAAAAGACATAGAAAACCTAGTGATCCAGACTTTATTGATATAAACCCTAAAAGATCAATGTTTAATATGATAAGACCAGCGCCACATTTACCTTGTCCAACACTTACTCAAAGAGGTCAACAAATGAGTGTATCAGGTGTATTTCATTATGCGAAGAATCGTAAGTTTACTATACCAGAATTAAAAAGACTTATGGGATTACCCGAAGATTACAAGTTAGAAGGTAAGTTTGATAAACAAGCTGAGAGAATCGGTAGAATGGTAGCGCCACTAATGATGAAGAATCTAGCGTCTAATATATACGAAAAAGTGTTAAAAAGAACAAAGTAAGAACATCTACCACCAAAAACACTAGTAAAATCAACGCAATTTATAGGGTTGACTTTTTTAATCTTTCCATATAGTATAGCTAGTATGGACACACAAACAATTAATTTAGATACAAAATCAATACTCGCAAAGTTAATCGCTACCGAGAATATTCAAGTACAACATAACAAAGTTAAAACCGCTTCGTTTGATACGAAACATAGAGTTTTAACATTACCAGTTTTCAAAAATCAAAAGGGTGATGTTTACGATATGTTAATCGCACACGAATGCGCTCACGCTTTACATACTCCAACAGATGGTTGGGCAAAGATAGAAGATGACTCTTTAAGATCATATGTAAATGTATTAGAAGATTGTAGAATAGATAGAATTATACAAAAACAATACCCAGGTGTTGTTAAGAATTACTTAAATGGTTTTGATATATTAGAAAAACAAAACTTCTTTGGTACTAATGGCAAAGACCTTAACAAAGAATTAATGTTGATTGATAAGATCAACTTGTTTTATAAGTCTTCAAAAAGATTACCGATTTCTTTCTCCGCTGTTGATAACAAATGGTTAAGTAAGGTTGACGCATTACAAACGTTTGATGATGTTGTTGACCTTGCTAAACAATTATTAAATTGGCAACAAAAAGAAGTAGAGAAGTTAAAAAAATTACCTGACTTTGATAAACATTTAATCTCAGACAATTATAATCTTAATGATGATGAGAGCGAAGATGAATCAAAAGGTGAAGAGTCTAGTGAAAATGGTCAAGGTCAAGAAGCTGAAGATAATGGCGAAGATAAAAAAGATGGTAGTGAGCAAACACATACAAATGCTGAAGCACAAGAAGGTGGTGGTAAAGGTGTTGCGCCAGATAAGTTAATTTCAATTACTAATGAGAACATGGAATCTAAAATGTCTAGTTTACATGATGAAGAAAAAAGTTACGCATACTTTACTTTACCAAAAGTTAAATTAAATGATATGATTGTTTCTAATAATAAGTTTTTAAATGATATGAGAAAGCACATATTAGATTGTACTAAAAAATATCCAAGTGATTTGATATATTACAATTGGTTAAAAGGTGCTTATAAAGATTTTAAAA